CAACATTCTCTGCATCGTACTGTGTACCAGAAGCTTCTAGATTGCTTGATAGGGTAACAACATCAGGGTGTATCGAATAAATAATTGGATCGCCGGTCTCTGTACCAACACTTGCTTGTGTGATAGCGGATCCAAGGTCGCGACTGTTGGCGACATAGCCAGTCCAAACTCCGTTAACTAAGCGACCGGAATAGTCTAAAACAGTTGAGTCTGTTGCGACTGCACCTGTTTTTCCTTCGTTGAATTTAAAATAACAGGAAAGCTTAAGCGGCTTATCATCATTTACCTTATTAATGTCAGTGTTTCCACCGCCGTTTACAACAGTAAAGTAATTTCTGCCAATTTCTTGAGCAGTTCTTTGTTCTTGCCAAAATCTAAATTCGTCTAATGAACCAGATAGTTTGCCAAATCCTGCCGGGAGACTACCAGTATTGTAAAAATCACCGCCTAGAGCACCGATTGTAAGTTTTAATGATCCAGTTTGTGCAACATTTGGGCTAGCCCCCGATGTTGATCTACTAGCAAACTCGCCATCAACATACAAGTCGGTGGTGTAATTTGATCCACTATAGCCATAAACAATTGCATAGTGGTGCCAATCTAAATCGTCGGCATCCAATCCAGTCAGTAAAGTTGAAATAAATTGGTCTGATGCATTGTTATAGTATGTATAAAGACGAGTTGTTGTCGTTGAGTTGATCAGATATGCACCAAAGCTAGCTGATGCATTTACAGTATCGCGGATGTCAAAAATAGCCTCAGAGGCAGCGGGTGTCTGTGCACCTTTCTTCAGCCAAAACTCAGTTGTAAGACCTTCTGTAAAATCTAGTTTAAAGCTTTGCTGTTGACTTGATCCTGTATCCCATACCTGATCCTTGTTCCAACCAAAAGCTGTAATGTGTTCTGGTAAACTTGAAGAATAGAAAAAGAGATCATGTGTACCACCATTAGTACCCCAGCCATCAGGTGAAAATACTGCAAAGCCAGTTGATCTCGGATAATCGTTGTCTAAGATCTGCCTTTCTAACTGAGTTATTTCATTTCTAAAAGCAATTTTTTCTGCATTAGACCCATCATACGGATATTGATTATAGATCCTCTTAATCGCATCTTCATAATATTTTTTTGCTGAACCATACTTTACAAAGCTGCTAGCTGAAGCATAATTCAAGTCTGGCTGGATTAAAGAATCTTCAATCCTTATTTGCTTGATTTCTTCACTTGACTCTATATCCTGCTTAAACTCATCAAGGCTCTTCTTATTAGTGCCTCTAAATTGTTGTGACTGGGACTTTTGTTTGGAAAATAAATCTTTAATCGACATCACTTACCCTAAACTTAAACTTGGCTCTCTGTTCTGAGTATTCGCCTACTAGATTAAATAGGAAGGATAACTGATAACTGTACCCACTTTGTAACATACTCATGTCCAAATCAAAATAGTTACCGTCTGCATCGTAAGATAATTGAGTGTAAGCCCCATTATCACTGCCAGTTCCATATGAAATAACTTCAAAGTTATCAACAACTCGGTTTAACTTATAATAAGCTTTTTCAATTGGTGTTGTTTCAATTTGAGTTTGAGCCACGGTATAAAGGTTCGGATTCCAGTTTTTAGGTCGGACATAAAGTCTAAATGTAGCTGTTTCATTTGTTGAATAAGTCGCTTTAAGGTTTGTTATATTAACGACCCAATCTTTAATTGGATAATTTGATGCATCTTCTTGAGATTTTACTGTAATAGCTGATCCACTAAAGAATTCAGTATCAAAGTTATTGTGCCACACGGGGTACAACGATGTTATCGAAGATGAGGTATAGGCTAGACTCGCACTGTATACCCCCGTAGAGACATGACCGCCCGTAACGAAGGTATTGCCCTCGGCAGCGACTCCGCCGCCGCCAGGGAGGCTTAGAGGGCTTCCTGTGGGTCCTTCTGATCCTGAGTATACACTAAGGTTAATTAATCCAGTCCCGATGTCGGGAATATTAACTAATTGACCTCTTACATAATTGTACATGTAAATCGTATTCAAATTATCTGCGGCAGGGGCTCTAGAGCTACTGATATAAAAATTAGAACTATCATCGCCTTCAAAATCATTCCACCGTGCTTCTATCACAGGTCTGCGGTGAAAGTATTCGCTCCCTCTGGCAAAGAATTTCTTTGTGTAATAAGATTCTGTTGCCGTTTCTAGACTGGATGTTAAGAAAACACCAAATCCGTAACTTCCAGTGGTACCAATCAACCATTCTTCTACGATTGTAGTGACATCAACAGTTAAATCTTCTGTGCCGGCTTCAAATGATTTTGAAGTGTGCATTAATGGAGTTGTACCGGATCCTGTTAAAAAGTCCCCACCCTCTACAGACCAATTGGTTGAGGTGTTTGTATTGATCCAGTTAGAAGCTCCAAGGTCAGTATAATTGTTTGTATCCAGACCGGTGCCCTCGTTCCACGATTGTGAAATGGCGGCGATTGTAAGTGTAAAATCTCTTGGTGTTGATTCAATGTGCTCTGCATCATACATACGAAGATAAAAATCAACTGATCCCGAAGCTGGAATCGTCCCTGCGGTTCTAGCTGCGGCTACGGCAGTTGTATCAAACTCGACTAAGGCTCTTGAAAGCTCGCTAGAGGCTGTTGAAGCTTGACCGTAAATACTAAATATTTCTACAATATCTGCGGCGCCCATGTTAGACCCCGTGCCGCGAGTTGTTAAACCATCTTTAAAGGCATTTGTAATTGTATTATCCTTCGTGGCAAAGAATCTTTTAATAGCCATTATCTAATTTCTCCAACGATATCAGAATCTAAATTTTTAATTTCAAAAATTAAATTTTCTGGTATTCTAACTAGTCTTCCATCTGATGATGTATTTGAATCAATGTCGTACTGAACACTGCTGTATCCTGAACCGAACTTTCTTACGATCTGTACATTTTTTGTGTCAACCACACCGTCAACATCATTTAGTGTTGAATAAATGTCAGAGATGTAAATTGGCTCTCCTAAATTAAATTTAGTTTCATATTTTTGCTTTAGTGCATCGATTGCATCATTCAAAACTAATGTAAAATCTTTCTCAAGTTCTCCAATCAACTCAAAGTTAATTCCAATGTTGACGATACCAGCATCTAAAATATCGATTGAATCATTAATCATCTTGTATTGATTCAACCACTGCCTAACATTTTCTTTTAAAGAGTCTGAAGCGGTTGTTAAGTTTGCATTTTGATTCTCTGCAACAACGTATAAGTTTAAATTTCTCTTTGAACTATTAGAATCCTGTGAAATGTTTGCCCTCTTAATCGCACCGAATTTTGAAGGCATTCTATATAATATTGCTAGATAATCTTGTTTTGTTACTGCTCTATTTTGTGCTGCATAATTGTCGATGGCACGAACTTTGATTTCATCGGAACTTGGGGCTGCGATATTCCCTACAATGGCTTCTTCATTATCAACTTCAAAGGCTGTTATCTGTTGTAAAGCCGTTGAATTTGCAATCTCGCTCTGCCTAAATTCCACAATAGCATTAACAACACTATTAACTGCACCCACTGCTGCATTAACAGTAGATGAACTATTTTTTCTGTAACTGACTGTTAGTGTTGTATCCACTGGCACAATGCCTAATTTTTCTGTCTTCAGAATTTGCGACGGGTCAAAGCTTGTGTCAGAAAAGAATTCCCTTCCATTTAGCTGTAAAGCGGCGGCAGATGGATCTGGAAATGATTTATTCTCAATATCCGTTTCTGAGCCGAAGCCAAATTGGAGATGTGTTTCGCCTATTGTATTTTGTTCCATGACAAATCTTCTTGGAACATACATATCGCGAACAACATATGGAACAGTTTCAGAATCATCTCCAAGGTTTCTGATCGATCTAAAAACAGTATTCTGTGAGAGATACTCGACTTCGAAGTACTCGTTGCCGTCAGAATCAATAACACTTGTAATTTCAGATATGTTTGTGTCATCAACTTTTAATTTTAAAAATCTCTCAAATGTACCGACGACGATGGTATCTTGAGACAATTCTCCAGAGACAATTGTTCCATATGCTTTGTATGCAAAGCTCGTTGGAGTACCATTCGTGTCTACGGCTGCAACTTTAATTTGGGTGTTTGCATCGGCAAAATCAACATCACTTGATAATGTATATGCTGCTCCGTTATCTGACGACAGCAGGGAGCCGGCTTTTAAAATTGGCACATAATCTGTGTTTGGTCCTGTGCCGGCATCGTTCGCTGGTACTGAAACATAGAAGGCTGCTTGACCGGTTGCCACTGGTGTGGTTCCAAATTTGTATCCAAGTTGTTTTGCGATCTTAAAGATGCTGTCTTCTAATATGGCGGAATCCATTAATGTTTCATTGGTTTGAAAGTCTACATAGAAAGACATAATATCGCCTACATAAGCAATCATATCAATCATCATCGCACCAAAGGAAGCATCATTAAAATCCTTATAGGTGTTTGGGTAATAAATTTTTGCATAATTTATAAGATCTTGTTTGATTGAAGTAAAATCTCTATTTGTATAGTTGATTGGTGGCTTTACCGTTGGCATTATTCTGTTTCTCCGTTCAAGTTGATGAGGACACTATCGTTAAAGTTAAGTGGTGTGATATAGTAATTTATAGCGATGCTTATCAAATTTGAATCAATACTTGAATCATCAAAATTGACACTTCGAACTTTTATAAATGGCATGTAAGCTTTTGCCTGCTCTACCACTCTAGACTTAAATTTATCCTTCACATCTGATGTGTAATTCTCAAACAAAAGACCAAAAGCACCACAGCCAAAATTTGGATCCATTATTCTTTCACCCGGTGTTGTTAAAACCAAGTTCTTAAAATTTTGCTTCACGGTGGAAGCAAGATCCTTTGTCAATGCATAAGGACCATCTTCTTTAGTAAGCCTTAATGGTAGTTTAACGGATATTCCTATAGCCATTTTTAATCTTCCTCGTTAAAATTAATTAGACTCTTAAGTGTATTATCTAAGATATCATTCTGTGCTATAATGGGAATATCTTCATTGTCTTTCCAGAATTTTAAAGAATTAAATGTAAAATAATCACGAATTCCATTTAAAATAAAATACATATCAAACAATGAATCGTTCTCTGGATATTCAAATATATAACCAAAAGGTACCTCTGGAGTCTCTTGAAAGTAGAGGTCTAAAACTTTTGCAAAAATTGACTCAAAAGATGATGTGGCTTCTTGCACAATCAACTCTTCAGACTTTGTGACAAAATCATAATTTGTTTGTTCGGCAAACAACGATGATATTAAGTATTCCTCATATATCTTATTTTCTTTTAAGGCACTTTTGAATTCAACAAACAAAATATTTTTAAAAATATCCTTGATTCTTTCTGGTAATATTTGAGATTTAAATATATTTCCAAAACTGGGGTTTAAAATAAAATAACTTGCAAAGAACAACTTGATTCTCTGCTCGACTATATTCGCTGCATTTGTCTGCACAAATTGACTAAATCCTATCATTGTTCACCCTTGAGCTTTTTAATCAAGCCACTCATTTTAAACATGTTATTCATGTAGTAGTCTACCGCTTCTGTTGATTCATCAAGCACTTCATCAAGCTTCTTCTTAACTTCGCTAGCTAATACCTGTACCTTTTGTCCCTCTTGACGCAATCCATCCAAACCAGTAAGCTCGTCGACCGGACCACCTTCTTTGATTTTTAGATAGTTTATTATTGCTAGGGTTTGCTTTTCGGCGGCATCGTCGTTATCTAATGGTCCAAGAGGTGCTGCCAAATTAATCGGTGTTTCTAGCACTACTTGTAGTTCTTCAAGGGTTGATGGGGTGTAAGAGTAAACTAAATTAAGCGAATCACCTCGCTCGACTCTTAATCCATTAATATTCAATGTAATGACTGGTGCGAGACCATACAAATTCTTTCTAAGGCTTTGAATACTAACACCGTTAGGGTCAAGTGGTCCAGGGGCTGGATATCCATATGCAAGATAACCATATTTGTTCTCTTGTAAATTTATAAACGATGATATTTGCTGGTAATTCTTTTCACTGAGACTGTCGAGCCCAGGAATTAAATTACTAATAGATATTTCTTGTGAAAAATTATTTGGGTTAGCAACAACATACTTTGATGGAGTTGAATCAGCCCTAACCATAGAAACTTTTTTATTTAAAAATCTATTTTTATCTTTGGAGCCTAATATTCCGTTAACCGGTGCAGCTAATGCCTGTTCTAATGTTGCCGGCAATTTCTCTGTTTTGTATACAAATAAACTATTATTAACCAATGGATCAGTAAAAAGTGCAAAACCAAATTTTAAACGATCAAACTGTTTAAACAGCGGAGCTTGTGTGTCTTCAACAATTTGACCACTTAGAACATTTGTTCCCTCAATCAAACTCTCTGTTGATTGTAATAGTTCTTTTTTATCTTGTTGATTCATCAAGCCGGATGTTGAATTTTTTGTTTGTCCATACACTGAATTAATTGCATCGCAAGCTTTGTTGATGGAATCAATAATTGAATTTAGTTTATCCAAAACTGTTTGTTCTTTATCAACCGCAGTTATAACAAAGTCTTCAAATAGGTCGCGACCTTTAGTATCTTTTGATGTAAGGTTTACAAAACACGGGCTGGTTCTTCTAGTGACTGTTTTTAAAGATAACTCATTAACAATATTATTATCAATAAACTGATTTAGATATATAAACAAAGTTGATAGACTTATTTCGTTCTTTAACTCTATTTTTATCAAGTTCAATATATTCAAATCGTCGGCAACAACTTGATTTAATTTTTTTACATCATCGGTGACAAAACCTTGCAAGAGGTTTTTAAATTCTGGCACTGTTAAGTTGTCAGAGAGACTTCCAAGGTAGTTCAAAATAACCTGTCGCTTATCAACCACACCATTTTGTCCTGACAACATCGGATATATCTCAGTGGCACCATTTAAAATGTTTTCTAATGGCTCTATACCGCTTTTTGTCAACATTGAGACGATATCGATCTTTATTATACTTTCTGCCAGCTTTGAAATATTTTTTGAGCTACCAATCGAATCTAGAGATTGGTCTGGTGCACCCAGTAAGTCTAAAGCATTTTCTAGTTGGCTGTTTATGCTATCCCCTAAAAACTCAGTTGCCTCAGAAAAAGATTTTTGAGCCAGATCTTGTAAGTTTGATACGACAGTTGACAAAATATTTGCAAGAGCTTTCACTGCCACTCTTTGGGCTTCTTCCTCTATCTTGTCGCGGATGGCTGCTTGAAAATCTAAAACAAACAAATAGTCAATATTGTTAGATAAACCAGCCAAGTCTTTCAAATCCTTTTGTATAAACTTTTGTATATTTTTAAAAGCTTCTTTGTAATCTTTTATTGTTTCTATGGTGTCTAGTACATCTTCTCCAAGGTCCTTTAAACAAGAATCAACAACATTCGTCACATCTTTTGCAACATCTTCAGACAAGTCCTCTATATTGCTCAATGTGTTGCTCAAATTAGAAAGATCATCTTTTAAACCTTTGGCTGCCAACTCAGACCAATCAAACTTTGTTAAAATTTTATCATATATCTGATCTAGGTCTCCACTATCAATTATAGAAGAAAGATCTTTTAAGAATGGGTCGTCGGTTGTTGCAGCAGCAACCACAGAAATTTGTTTCTGGGCTTCAAACAAAAGTTTTTCTTTTGTATTGTAAAAATATTCTTCCATTGGTTGCCCAACTTGCCTTTTTACCTCTTCACTTGATATTGAGTTTAAAGATTTGCCTATATTTGAAATTTCTCTTGTTATTTGTTTGGCAGTTTCAAGTTTCTGATTAATGTTTTGTAATGAATCGTCTGCTATCTCCAGAAAAGAAGGTTTGATTTGTATTCTTGGGTAGTGATACCTTAATATAAACTCATCAATACTCTTAGAAACAGCATCAACATCGTCATATGTCTTATTCCCAAGTAGAAATTCTATGTCTGAACCTTCTTTTTGTAGATTTAGAGAGTCAAAACTTGGATTGTCGCCGGCAGATTCAAGCAATAATATCTCGTTTGAGTTGTAAAAGAAGCCATTTATCGTTGAATTTATCATGACTGTTGGGTATTGACTGCTTTTTACTATAGTGTTTTGGTAATGTTGGTTTGATACAACATAAGGATCTAAATTTTTATTGTATTTTCCCTCTTTCGTCAGCATATTCTTGAAATATTCACTGATATATGCTAATTCGCCGTCAATTCCGCTCTCATTGCTCTTTAGATCTTCTTTTGTCCTATCAATGGCGGCAAATAACTGATACAGAGAGTCCAAATTGCTCAAAGGGCTATCTAATTGATATTCAAATGGGATATTATTTCGCTGTTTTTGCGGCTCTTCAATGATTGTATTGCTATAATAGTTCTCTTTTTTGTTGGAAAATACTGCTAATAATTGATAACTATTGTCATAATAGAAGGAAATATCTTCAGTTATAGCCGCTTTATCGTAATCTACAAAAAGTGGATTTATATTCCTAATATTTTTGTATTCTGTTAGTAAAAATTTATATTCATTTGATAAAGATTGTGCGATTGTTGGTGCATCGAATTTATATCTTCTTGATAGAATGGAGGTTGTTACATCAGCATCTAACCCTTCACTAAGAAAATATTTCTTTGTTGCAGTTATAGAGTCATTACCTTGGTCTAGAAATAAAGGTGGACTTAAATCGAACTCCCCTTGTTTTGAAAGCAATATTGATGATATTCTCTCTATTTGTTCTTGAATAACGATATCTGTTGGCTTTGTTGCCACTGGATTGAAATTTATATTAATAGCATTCAAGTTTGTTAAAGCCAGTTTAATATCACCGAGTTCTTCTAAACCAATTGGCTTCTTTTTTGGAAGCAAGACAAGAAATGAATAATCAAATGCCAAGCAGAAACGAACAATTGATTTGCCACCCTTTGAAATTTTAACATCTTCTACTATATTGAT